CCAAACAGTGGATTGAAGTCGTATTGATTAGGCGATGCTATTGAATTATATTCTGTTTTAACTGATGCATATCTAATCTGTTGTGTGCTTTCTGTTCCGTCACTGTGTAAAAAGCGAAACACAAAGTCATAATTTTGTTGTGCTGAAGTTGGTGTACTTGGATGAGCAGGATTGCCTACTGCCCCACTTGCAATTTCAAATGTTGCCGCTGATCCTGGTATGTAACTTTGATCAAATGTTGCTGTATACCTTGTCCATTCAGTTGCTGAACTTGCCTTGATGTAATATCTAACACCAATAACGTCAAAGTTTGCAGGTTCATTGTTTATTTCTTGTTTGACTGTGAACTGTATTGCTTTTGGTGTTCTTGGTGCAGATGTTGTCAACAATGTTTGTCCAACTATGCTGTTAAACGTGCTGTTTCTAATAGGTGTTACTGGTGGTTGATCTCCTGGCCAACCACTTGCTGTTGTGCTTGGATAATCTTGAATGTCAACTACATCACCTGCACTTGTGGCAATGTTAATTGTGTTGGTTGCTGAACTCAATTCACCATTTGCGTATTTTACTCTTGTATCAAGACGATATGTTGCATTTGGTAACAATGGTCCTAAACGGAATTCATATTCTTGTTCTGGACCTGGATTTGTTGCTTCAACATGACGTTGATATCTTGCTGTTGCTGTAGTACGTTTGTAATAGATAATCAATTCTTTGAAGTCTGGATTCCTAATCATTAAACCTGTGATGTTTGCATACACAAGGCTACCTTCGCTTTCAAAACGTATTCTTGAAAATGTTACAAACTCATTTAGATCAAATACTATTTCAGGAGGTTCTGGTGCAACAGGAGGTTCTGGATCTGGTGTTGGTGTTGGTGTTGGTCCTGGATCTACAGGATCTTCTGGTATAACAGGATCTTCTACAGGATCTTCTGGCACAGGTTCAACAGCGTCTATAGTTAGAACGTTGTTTTGTCTTACACTCAAACTGCCATTGTCAGCATTGTTTGTAATCTTAATATCATATGGTTGGTTAGCATCAGTCATACCTGATATTGTTTGTATCACAACGCTGTTGTCACTGATTCTTGTTGTTACACCTGGTGTAATTTCTGTACCATCATCTCCAATAAACACCGCTGTAAGACCTGTAAACAATCTATTACCTGATATAGTAATATCATGTGTACCAGCGCCTGATACTGTTGTAGGTGATGTTGAAAATATTTGTGGTGGACGGTGAACAATAGGAACAGGACTACTTCCTGGTGGTACAAGTCCAATTGGTTGTCCGCCAACAATTTCTGGATAAAATATACGTCCACCTTTTGGTATGTATGGTGGTAACACAATGTCTTCTTCACCAACTCTTGTGTGTGGATATAAACTGTCATCATTTCTTACACAACCTAAGTCCACAGTCATGTCATTGTTGATTTTCATTGATATAACACGGAATGGTGTTGTTGAAAAATTCAACATTGTTGATTGTATGCGTATGTTGTCGCCTACTTCTAATTCAAGTGCTTGTGAACTTGCTGTAAATGAAACTGATTCTTGGAATCTACTTTTGTTAAACAATAGTCTTGCCATGTCTTTGGCAATAGCATAGTTTGTGATAGTAGGAAATGTTGCTGTTAGTTTGTTTTCTCTACCACCGTCTTTGTCAATGTAAGTTTGACGTTCAGCAAGTGTTTCAGGATAGATAACACTTTCTACTGAGTATGCTTTGTCTGGATTCACATAGTTTATTTCTACAACGTTGTATTTTGCACTTCTTTCAATTGCTTGGTATGTAACTGCACCTTGTATGTTGTCTGAGTTGAATGTTTGTACAATAGTTGCAACACCACTTGTTATGTCTGTGGCGTTACCTGCGTCTTCAACTTTTAATTTGTATTTGCCTTGACTGTATGGCAAATAACTTCTACAACCCATAAGCAACATTTTAACGTTAGCAAAGAGGCTTTGTTGCGTGTCTAAGACGGTGTTTGTTGTTATAATAGGACCTGTTGCTGTACCAGTTGTGTATGTAACATTTGTATTGTATTTGTTTTTTGCTACTAAGAAACTGTCAAAGTCAATGTCTGTGTTTTTAAGACCTTTACCATAACGTGGATTACGTAGGTAGTCTAATAATACTTCTGCAGGGTTTGTTGAATATAATTCTGTTTCACTATCATATGCTGTTGAGCCACTTGAACTTGATATACTTGCTACCTTGCGTCCTAATAGTGTTGTTTTGATAGCAGGTATTGATCCACTAAATGGATTTGCATCTGCTTGTTCTTGTGTTTCAATTTTCTTCCATTCGTATCTAACAAATAGTGTTGCCACACCATTATAGACCATTGAACTTTTCCAACTTGGTGCGTCACTACAAGGATTCCAATCGCCACCTACTGTGTTGTTTGTTGTTGGATCTGCAAAATATCTACCATGTGAAAAACGCATAACAATTCTGTCTTTGAATTTGCCTTCATCAACTGTTACTGTTTGTCCATTGTTTAGTAGGGGTATGTATTTGGACGCTAATTGGTTATCATCAATAAACAAGTCAAACAATCCTTCAACAGTTCCTTCTGATAGTGCGTATGCTACCCAAAGATATCTGTTGTCTTGTGCACCTGTTTCTGCAAATGTAATTGCACCACCTACACGTCTAAGGCCATATACCACAGGTATGTTTACAGTACTACCATTCCTTGTAATAAGGACACCTTGTTGGCGTTCTGCTTCTGCACCTGCATCTGGCATATCTGGCATTCCGCCAAACAGTCCCATAAAAGGCTGTGTAATAAAACTAACAACACTTGAAACAACATTGACAACGGCTTTGACAACACCTACTACGGCTTTGACAATCCCTTTGACAACCTTCTTTATTGTTTTTACTACACCACTCATGATTCAATATCCTTGTACATCCATAGGGCTTCTTTGAATCCTACGCTTTCATATAATTTACGACTGCGTTCAACATCAATGCCTATGTCGCCTGCTGTTATTTTTTTACAATCAAATATTGCACCCCACTCTTCAACGTGGCTAATCAATTGTTTGAATGTTGAAATGTTGCGATGTTCTTTCAACACATAGATCAAATCAATATGTGCGTATACAATATTTTCATTCCATTGCGGAGTTGTCATTGTACCACTTACAAAGCCTACTGGTCTTGTGCCTTCAAATGCGTTGAACCAAAAGAAACTGTCTTGTGCTGTTCTGCCTCTGATTAAATTTATTGCACTATCATTGTCAAACTGTTCACCAATCTCTGGTAGTAGTTCACTTGCTTCAGTGGCATAATATTTGCATAGGTTGATTGTTACATCTATTTCTTCTGGTCTTATTTTTCTTACGATCATTCTGTACGTCCCCATAAAAATTCTTGGTTGCCCACAAAACCTGCTTTTTCAAATGCTGAATCATATTGTACTCCTTGGAATAACCAATTGCTCCAATCATTTGTTCTACGCCCTGCACTTCTTTCAAAGTCTGCAAAATGACTACTTGCTTCAACTGATATTGAACAAGAACTTGCTGACTCTTGTATACTTACATTGTACACTTCACCATCAAACATATTAATGGCCGCAACACCGCCTGCACTATCTGTTCCAATAATTTGTAGAGTGTTTATATCTAAGAAACATTTGTAAACAACAACCCTTTTGCCTTCTGGTTCTTTGCCTACAAATTTGTCAATGTATCCGCTTGGTAAGCCTGACAAGTTGATTGAAAACTTGCCTACCTTAACATCAAAGTCTTCGTTGATTGCACTATGGCCTAAGAATTCGCCTTGTGCTGAATATGTATTTGTTCCTGCGTTAGGAGCCGTGTCTGAATCAAAGTCAATGTTGATACCACCACTTGCAAGATACAATGGTGCATCATTGCCTGCGGCATCCTTTAGATGTATTTCAATAAGGTCACACGCAATAGTATGATCTCTGTAATACTCATCCTTTAGATATTCTTCTCCTGCAAAACTTTTCATCTACCAGGTCTCTCTCATATCCACAGTTATGTTGGTTAATCCTCCAGTGCCTACATCAAACTTCTGCACATCATTTACAAGAATTGCTGTAAATGGTACTGCTGTTAGTGTAAGGTCAGTGTCGTTGCCTACACTTGCTACCAAACTACCTGCAAATAAAAGAGTTGCATTGCCACTGCCATCTGATGTGCAAGTTGCTACCGCTTGGTATACTTTAGAATGATTATCAAACTTAAAATAATCACCTACGTATAAAACTTCTTTGTTTGCACCACAGTTGTCTAACACAACACTCTTTGCCCCAGCCGCATAACTTGTGGTTGTTGCAGGTGTAGTGCTTGGTGGATTAGTTGATTTTGAATAACTTACTTTTGGCAATACAATTTCAAAACTTAATAAACTGCCATATGTCTGTGCAAGAAAACCTTCTACAAGTCCAGCGTCTCTTTCGCTTACTGTAGGATATTTTACTTGCCAACTGTAAAATGTATGCCCTTGTCCAACACGTCTTGTTTTACCTGAAAATGTTTCAGTTGCCAATGTTGGTGTGTTTGTTGAAATACTCACCTGATTGAAACTTGGTGATGTTGGATATTGACTTGCTATATCAGCCATTAGAACCTACTCCTTTGTCCGCTCTCTAACATAGCATCTGATATCACTTGTTGTATAACACCTCTTCTGCTTACTAACAATTCATCAAATCCTTGTGTGTCTACGGCTTGTATGTTAAAGTTGATGTTTACTTCTTTGCCACCTAAACTATCCATTCTATCTATTCTACCACTACCGTTAGGTGTAAAAATCTCTGGACCAGTTTCACCAACTAAGAATGATTTACCTTCTTGTACAGGTCCACCTAATTGTCTACCTGTGTAAGTTTGTGATTTGATAGCACTAACCTGTGCCATACCTGCCGCTACTGCCGCCGCAACATATAAGAATGATATTGGAGGTCCAGGAGGAAATGCAAGTGCCTTGGTTGCCGCACTATAAGTTGAAATCAATGCTTGTGCAATTTGTAGTTTCTTATAGGCTTCAAATGCTTGTTTGTTTTGTCCTGCCATTGATCCTAAAATGTTACCAAACGCACTCAGTGTTCCTTGTGCCGCTCTGATACCACCTTGTTGCATCATTTCTACATTGGCCATTTGTTCTATCACAGCATTTGTTACTTCTGAACTTGTAACACCAGCAAGTTCTAATTGTGCTCTTGCTTGGTCCTGTTTGATAGACAACATTTTCTTGCCATGCTCTTGTTCTAATCTTTGTAGTGTTCTTTGGTATTCCTTTTCATCAAGAATATTTCTTTCTCTTAATTGTTCAATACCAGCAAGTGCATCAGCATAACTTTTTCTTTGTTCTTCTGCAGGATTCAATCTTGTAACTGCACTCATACCTGCTTGTGCTTGTTCTAATTGTGTGCTTTGTTTACGGAATGCCAAAAACTCTTTTTCAAGTGCCATTTGTTCACGTTTCTTAACCATTCCTAATTCTTGTTGTAGTATTAGGTTTCTGTGTGCTTTTGCTTCTTCGTCTGTTACGTTGGCATTTGTTGCTCTAAATTTAATTTCTGACTGTAGTGCTTTGATGTGTGCTTGTCTAACTTGTTCTGTTTCAGTTAGTAGACTCATTTCTAAATCCAAAGCCGCTTCAGTGTTAGCAATAGCCTCTTGTTCTTTTTTAGTGTAATCAATCAGTGCTTGTGTTCTTGCTTCAGTTGCCGCTTTTTGCGCCTCTTCTGCTTTTATTTTGTTGACAAGAGCCGCTTCACTGGCACTCAACATTTTGGTTTCTTTCAACCCTGCTTGAATGCTTTCTTCTACTCTTTGATTTAGGCCTTTTTTGTATTCTGTAAAGTCAACTATGATATTGCCAAACTTGTCATAAATTTCCTTGCCTTTGCTTGCCGCCGCTGTAAGATCGTCCATGTTAGGAACCACTTCCATAACAGTTTCACCTAAGCCTGCAATTTCTTCAATTAAGCCATCAAATTTTTCTTTAGTGTTAGCCGCAAATTCATCTACACCACTTGTTAATTGTGTACCAAATACCCAGTCCCATGCTTTGGCTAATCCATACGCCGCACCTGCCACAGCACCTGTTATCAATACCACTTTACTAAATGCCACACTAAGAGCAACCAATGCCCCTCTTATAAGTGTGCCAACTACAAATTTTGCAAGACCTGTAAATGCTCTAAGCAATCCAATCACAGCAGGAACTACTGTTGCAATTAACATTGATCCTAATCCAAAGAAGAACTTGATAATTGGTATAGCAATCAAGGCTCCCATTGCATATACAACAAGGTCTAAGTTGTTTAGTAAGAATATAAAAGCATCACCTGCCGCTAATGTAGCCACAGTCAATCCTCTTGATATCTGTTGCATCAATTCGTCGTTGTTTGTAATAAATTCTGTAATTTTATCAACAGTACTGGCCAATGCCATTCCAAAGCCACCTTCACCAAGTGCCGCACTTGCTTCAAATATTGCACCACGGAAGTTTGACATTGCCAATGTTAATGGTCCAACTGTAACTGAACCAAATCGTCCGCCTTCCATACCAAGTGCCTTAAGTTGTTCTACAAGGGCACTGGCTGATTTTGCTACTGCTACTTGGTCTTCACCAATTTTTGCTGTAAAGGTACCATTTTCATTTCTTACTTTGATACCAAATTCTTTTAGACGTTCAAACTCACCTGTAAGTGCGTCTGCTACTGCTTCACCTAACTGTGTAATTGATTTACTGTTAGCCGCCGCAATGTTTGAGAACGCTTTCATTGATTCATTTGATGTATCTAAACCAAAACGTTGGAAGATAACAAATGCTTCTGTAAGTTGGTTAACGTCTTGTGGTAAACTTCTTGCTAATTTTGATAGTCTATCTATTTCAGCGTTGGCTAATTCTTGTGAACCAAGATAGGTAGTCAACTGTGTTCTGAAACCTTCCATTGCTGTTGTGGCACCTACGATACCACCAATGGCTCTACTTGTACCAAACGCAACCAGAGCCGCTCCTGCGGCTCTTAATGCTGTAGTAACTCTACCACCAGTTGCTTCAATGCCTTGTAAGGCTCTGCGACTTTGTTTAGAATTACGTTCTACTCTTTTAAGACCGCGATTGACTCCACCCAGAGCACGATCAAGTTGGCGTGTATCACCTCTAAAACGTACTGTTACATCACTCATTCTTTATCTCCTTGCCTTGGCTTTGCTCATCGCTTTGCGTTCTTGTTCTGCTTCATGTTTATAAAATGCAACCCATCCTACAAACTCCGCTGAAGTCATTTGCATAACCTCGTTAACTGTGCGACCCAAATCTTTTGCCAACCTGTACATAAACATAAGGTCAGGATCGCTTCTTAGTTTTTTTCAACAATCTCCAAATTGCTGTCTAAACTCTGATTCATTTCACCACACACTCTGATAACAACACTTGGGTCAACTTCATTCATAAAAGTTGCTTTGTCATGTATTGTAAACATCTTAGAACCATCTTCTTTTCTTGCCTTAGTAATAAGTGTTTCAACCAATGCTTCTACAGTCTTGCCTTGTTGTGCAAGATTAAGAAGTCTTGATTCTTCCGTGAGTGTATTTGAAGATTTGAAATAAATCTTAGCATCACCCCATTCTGGGACAGTGATGTGTGTCATATCTCCGCTAATTTTTGTTCTAAAATGTGCGGTTGCTGTATCTAATACAGACTTTTGTTTTTTAGTTTCTTGTGTCATATTTTCTGAACTCTCCGTTTAGCACGCCTTGAAGCCACCCTCGTAATACCTTTTGGCGCTTGTTTTGAATAGCCCTCTTCTAATCTACCTATGTAAGGTACATTGTTTGAAACGTCAAAGTCTTGGCGATTAACTTTTTTAGTCCAGTTTCTTCTTGCTCTACCTGATTTAATAGGTGTTGCTTTCTTTGCCTCTTCCAAATAGATAGAAGCAACCTGTGATACTTTATCAGTAACACTTGTTCCAAGAAACCTTATAGTTTCGTTAATGCCAAGAACTTCAACTTTCATTCGTTTACGTTTCTTACGTGTTAGTGTAAGTTACGCCACCACTACCTTGGAAACTGATAGATGCTTCTACCATGCCGTCCATAGATGAATTAAGTGTGAACCCTGTGATGATGATGTCGCCTGCGAATTTAGTTGCCGCATGGTTAGTTTCATCTGGGAATAACTCAATTGCATAAGGTGAGTGTCCAACAGTTTCAAGCGTTGGATTCAAACCTGATAGGTTAGTTGAACTGTCTGCTGTTGGGAAAACATCTCCATCGTAGTAAATTTCAGCGGTACCTGAAAAAGAACTTAATCCTTTTAGGTATGTTCTGCTGTCATTACCCATTGTAGTGCTTTCAATTGTGTCTGATGTAATTTCAAGTGAAAATGAACGAACACTGGCAATACTTGTTAGCGTGCCTGCCGCATCATCAATCTTAACTACACCGTTGTTTCCAGTAATAATACTTGCTAAAGCCATTATTTTTCTCCTTTGTTGCTGGTTTCATTAAAAGACGCTTTTTTGTCCGTGGGCGTCACATCCACTTGTTCACTGACATCTTTTTTCACATCAGTAAATTCCTTTTTAGGTGGTTTTACAGTTGCCTTTACTTCTACGTGGGCATCTAAAAATTTAGTCCAACCTTCTTTTTCATACATTTCAACTAAAGAATGATCCTTGACCTCTTTAATTGAATTGTTTTTCTTCATTTTGATCATAGTTTTCTCCTTTATGCTGATCCTCTTTGGAAGTAATAAGTAACCTCAAAGTTGATTACAAATTCAGCCAGAGGAGCCAACCGTTCTATTACTTCTACGCTTGTGACCATTGAATTTTGTACTTGTCCAGACGTTTTACCTCTGTATCTGTCTGAATCTAACTGTTCTTCAATTGCCTCAATTAGTTGATTTCTTTTGTTATCTAACTCAGTGCCTCGTTGAAAGCCTCTAAGTTGAAATAAGATAGTACCACGACGAACACCACCAGTGCCCATTGTTTCTGTGTCACGTTCTTCTGAACCTGACTGTACTAATATTGCGGGGAATTGTGTTATTGCTAATTTTTCAACATCAAATGGTTCTCTTGTGACCAACACAGGACGTGGGTCAGCAATGTCTTTAAGAACTTCTACTATGTTGTCTGCAATTTGATTGCGTAAACTCATTTGCTATCTACCTTTTTAGGCGAAGATGATGAGTTGCTACTTTTTCATTGTCTGATATTGTATTATCATTATTCAAGTCATACTCTACACCGTCTCTTAGTACTAAATCCATTTCACGTTCATACTCTGCTCTGTAGTGTTCCATCTTTCTTTCAAAGACGTCTACGTCAGGTTCAAATCGTGATAGTTTTGGATAAATGTGATACCCCAATGCTTGATAGACACAGGCACGGGTCAATTGACTTGGTGTGAATAACTCTTCGTCTGGCTCTTGATTACCACCAGCCACGTGCTTTACATCGTAAAGTCCAATTTGCTGTGTGGGCCACCAACGAATGCGTAAATCTCTAAAAACATCTGATTGTGCTTTTACGATTTCGCCGTCAAAGTCTGAAATACCGTAATTTTCAATGTCTGGCTCAAATGCCGCGACATCAGTGATTGTTGCTAATATAGCCATAGGGTCCTGCTCCTAACATTATTGGTGAAGTCCTTCTTCATCCATTTGTATTTATTCGTATAAAAGAATAGGGCGCCAAAACGCCCTATTCTAAGTCAGTTAAGATTGATTAGGCAATCTGTGCGTCTGCTACTAAGCCAACTCCATAAGAGTCAAATAGTTCACTTACGCCGTAAGCCATAGAACCAACAATTTCTAAACTACGTTTAGAAGCGTTACGCTCTGTTTCAATACGCATATTGCGTTTAACCATGTAACCTAATGCATCTTGTGACATTACTGCACCAACATATGCACCAGCACTTGCGCCTGATACTACGTTAGATTCAAAAATGTCTACGCCTGCAATTTTACCTAAGAAGCCATCTCTTAACGCATTGTTACCAGTGTCACTTAGTGAGTGAGACATAGTTGCACCTACGTTTGTTAATTGCTTTTTAAGTTGGTATGCTTGGAATGGGTGTAGTAAACACACATAGCCACCATTTTGGTCTGCATTATTAGTTCTTAGTGTTGCCGCCGCTTGGAAGATCATGTCTGCTGTGATTTCTGAGTCACCTGTTCCAAGTGATGTTGAAAATCCAGAGAATAGAGCCGCTAAGTCAGTGTCAACTTTTTCAGCCATTGCTGAACCTAATTGACGACCAATTGCCGCCGCTACATCGTCAGTTGCACCTTCTGCCGCTAAGTCAGTTAATTCAACCATTACACCTACTTCACTTGCTGTGATAGTTTTAGATGTTGTGTTGAATGCTGTGTTGGCTAAGTCAGTGCCGTCTGCTACAGCCGCCGCCGCAACTGATGGGTAAATTGGAACCTGTGCTGTTAAGCCTGGAGTTCCGCTCATGTCGTAATTACGAACAAGAGGTCTAATGATAGTCTTCTCGTTCATTGTGTACAATGCTGATTGTACTATATTTGCGTACAGTTCTGATAGAACTGAACCTGTTGCTTCATCTGCCATGTTATATCTCCTTTAGATTGATAGCATTTATGTTATACTCTAATCCCTTTGCCTTTCATGATTTCCGCATATTGGGCTCTGTGATTAGGGTTTGTCATATCCAACTTGGATATGTCGTTGTCTACCACTGGAGTTTGCTTACC